CATGGACATTAGGGAAGAATCCACAAGAATCAGTCATGAGAAACACCTGTACGGCTACATTGTATGCGAAATTCTCCTATGATGTAAGAGCAATAGTATTATCCGATAGGTTTAAGCATGTATTCAAGACTAGGATCTCAAAGGATAAAGCAAACCTACAAGGGTGGAACACAACCGAGAGTAAGCAAGTGGGTTACTTTGGAGCAGGTGTGGGTGGGACAATAATAGGATTCGGGGCAACCAAATTAGCCATAACCGATGATCTATATGTAGGAATTGAAAGTGCTATAAACGAGAACGCAAATGACAAGATCTTGCAATGGAAGGAAGCCACGCATGATTCAAGACTAGAACGTAATTGCTCAAAGATCGACATAGGGACTAGGTGGTCAGTCAATGATGTAATAGGAAAGAACGTACACGAATCTAGGTACGATAAATCGATCATAGTACCAGCATTAGATGAGAAAGGGAATACCTTTTGCAATGACGTAATGACAACCGAACAATACGCCGATATACGTAGTAGAATGACAGAACATATATGGTTAGCCGAGTATATGCAACAACCTATCGATATTGAAGGTAGATTGTTTAGCGACATCGAGTACGTATCACAGAAGGACTTTGATCACCTAATATCCCAGCATGAGATTGAAGGATCACTAGCATACATTGATGTAGCAGATCAAGGCATAGACTATACCGCAATGGTTATAGCAACCTTCGTACATGGGAAAATATACATTGCCGACTATTTGATGAGCAAGGATAACACCGATATAACCTTACCTCTAGTAGCAGGTAAACTAGAACAATGGAAAGTCAAGTGGTGTCGAGTAGAATCAAACAACATGGGTGCGATGTATTCTAGACTCCTTCAAAAACTCACAAGTACCCGAATACTACAAGTAGCAAACACTACAAACAAGATCACCCGTATAATCATGAATGCAGGTTTCATTATGAATAAATTCACCTTTGTTGAAAAAAAATCTGCAGACTATAACAAGTTCATGGATAACGTGATAGGGTTTAGCAAAGAGGGGAAAAATAAGAACGATGATGCACCCGATTGTCTAGCAGGTTTGTCAATTTTTACCCAATCAATGTTTAAAAACTTGTAAACATTTTGTACTTTAGCAAAAAAACCCTATGAAATTCAACGTCTGGGAGTCATTCTTTGGTGATCAAGATCCAATAGATCAAAGGTTTGTACAACAGTTTGACCGTTTATACCCTCATGCAAATCAAATGTGGGGAGTGAAGGAAGCAGTATGGATTGATACGAATGATGCGTGGAAACTATTCCTAGAAATACCCGAATTAAGAGCCGTACTCGATAAGAGAGCAAGTATGATGAAATCCAATATACCCTATCTATGCGATAGTAACGGAGATGTTGTAGAAAATCATTGGTTGCTAGACTTGATCCAAAACCCAAATCCAACGCAGTCATGGTCTGATGTTGTTTACTCTATGGCTATACAAGACGGACTATATTCCAATGTTTTCAACTATTGTCCAAAGAGATCCTTTGACATACGTAACCTATTCGTACCACTACCTAGTAATCATATAGAGATTAATTTGAGTGGTAAGAAATTAAAACAAATGGGTAAAGACGGACTCATTGATTACTACAATTTCATGTATGACGATCAAAAGTGGGAACGAATCGAAGTAGAAGATATGATCTATATCACAACGCAGGACGGTATGAATCTTGTAAAACCTCACAGTCGTATAGAATCATTGAAGTACCCATTGTCAAACCTTAAAGCACAATACCACAAACGTAACGTATTACTTGAGAATCTAGGTGCTATTGGTATCCTCTCTGCGCAACAGAATGATATGGGGGGATCAATACCCATGACACCAGAAGAACGTGCTCAGATCCAAAAAGATTGGTACAAGCGTAGCAAAGATGAATTAGTTATAACCGAGAGTAACGTGAATTGGCAACCGATGTCTTATCCTACTAGGGATCTAATGTTGTTTGAAGAACAAACCGCAGACAAACTTGCCTTAATCGATGCTTATGGACTCAATTACAATATATTCTCTACAGAGAAGGGTAGTACATTCTCAAACGTAAGGGACTCGATCAAAATGGTTTATACCGATACCATTATACCCGAGACTCAAGCAATGTATGATTCAATAATACAGCAGTTAGGACTTGACGAAGAAGGATACCATTTAAAAGCCGACTTTTCTCACCTTGCAATTATGCAATCGGATAGGGAAAAGGAAGCAGCAACATTGAAAGTGAATGCCGAAGCACTTGAAAAAATTCAATTACTAGGGATCACATTAAGTGAAGAAGAACAAAAGCAAATATTAAACATTGAAAATCTAAAATAAAATGCCAGAGAAAACTAAAAAAGAAGAAGCCGTATTACTTGATGAGCAAGTAACATTCTATGCAAATAATCTAGGTGCAACACCTATCAAGGACACCTTAATACAAGGAGTTTCAAGATTAAGACCATTGACTCCTACGGTAGTAGACGTATTGAATAACTACTTGACTGTCAAGGCAATGCGAGTAGAACGACAAGACGACGGGAAGATCAATGCAAGAGAGATAACGTACTATTACCCACGTAAGAATTCTAGTTTTCAAATGGTTGAGAGAAACGTACAGGAGAGAACAGGACTTGTGTTGCATAAGGATATTGAGATTCGTAACCATACAAGTAATGGATCAACAACAATACTTCAAACAGACTTGGCATCAGGTACAGTAAGGAATGGAAAGGGAGTTGCTTACACAGAGCAAACCCTTTTGGACTTTTTAACCCTAAATACTCAAGCATGACAAGAGATTTAAACAAGTATTCTCTAAAGAATAGTGAGATCATTAAGGATCTAGACGACACCAATAGAGAAGTAGCAATATACCTATCTACATTTGATGTAATGGATAGTGATTATGACGTAATCAAAAAAGGTGCTTTTAAGAAATCCATTAAAGAGAGGGGAGTAAACTCAAAGAGTAATAGAAAAATCGCATTCCTTCGTTTTCACGATTGGGAAAAACCAATAGGTAAATTCACATCTTTAGAGGAAGACGATAAGGGACTGTTTGCAGTAGCGAAACTAGGTACGTCTTCTCTTGGTGAAGATGCTTGGGCAGACTATAAAGAAGGGATAATTAGAGAACATTCAATAGGTTTTCAATACGTGGACAAAAAAAGTAAATGGATTGAAGATAAAACCCTAGAAAGTGGTGGTTACTATGAGATCAAAGAATTGAAATTGTGGGAAGGTAGTGCCGTTACTTTTGGATCAAACGAATATACCAATGTTGTAGACGTAATCAAAGGTCAAGACAAGCCGAATTACGCTATGAAATTATTTAATGATATAACAACACTCCAAAAATCTTTAGTGAACGGACAGGGTACTGATGACCGTCTCCATGAAATAGAGATGAAACTAAATTATTTGACAACGCAATTAACAACACTAGCAAGTAGTGATCCGAGTTTAACTCAATCACAACCTCTAGCCGATGTAGCAGAGAAGAATAATGTAGATTGGACACAGGTCGTAAAGAGTTTACGATCTTAATTATTTACCGCAGAAAAAATAGAAATTGTGGAAGAAAAAATAACAACAGAAGAAGTAATCGAAAAGATCAACGCATCTTTTGATGAAAAGTCTGCTACGTTCTCGACAAAAGAAGAACTAGAAGCAGCAAAAAGTGAGATTACATCTCAAATCGAAGGTCTAAAAGGACTAGAGGAAAAGAATGCCGACATTGAGAAAGCAATTGCTCGTCTTGAAGGTCGTCAAGAATCATTCAATGAAAAAGCAAAAGTCGTTGAATCAAAAGAACGTACTACATTAAGTGGTCAAATCATGAAGTCTATATCGACTAACATTGACAAGATCAAAGATGCAGTAGCAAAAGGTGGAAAGTTTGCAATGGAAGTGAAGACTACCAGAGATGATTACAACAGTGGAGACGGGTACGCTTTAACGGACTTCGATTCATCTATTGATAGAAGACCAAGAGCAAGAAAAGGTATTCTAGACATCGTTGCAAGAGGTAGCACTACTTCAAAGTTTGTAACCTATGTAACTCAAGTAAGAGATACATCAAACCCAGTAAGTGAAGAATACTCTCCGTGGACAAATGAAGGTAAGCCAAAACAACAAGGTGCACCGTCTTGGAAGGAAGTTTCAGTTGAGGTTAAAAAGATCGCAACATACGTGAAAGTATCCAAAGAGATGTTAGCAGACTTGTCTTTTATTCGTGCCGAGATCAATAACGATCTTATGCTTACTATTAATGAGCAAATTGAAATAGCACTATTGAATGGTACAGGTCTTGCGAATATCGACGGACTATTGACTCCAGGTATTGGTTTACCAACATTCGGAGCAGGTACTTTTGCAACGTCTATTCCTGATGCAAATATCAGTGATTTATTAAGAGTTGTTAAAGCACAAATCCAAGCCGTTAATTTTGATCCAACGCACGTGATCTTAAATCCAGAAGACGTTGCTAAAATTCAATTGACAAAAGGATCAGATTCTACTTACACGTACCCAATGTATTTACCAATGACCGGTGAATTGACTATTGCGGGTATGACAGTGATTCCTTCAACATTCATGCAAGCAGGTAAATACCTAGTTGGTGATATGTCAAAAGTAAATGTGAAATTCCGTGAGAATATGAACATTTCAGTTGGTCTAGATCAAGACGATTTCACGACAAACATGGTAACGATCCTATGCGAAGCAAGACTTGTTCAGTATGTTAAGGATAATCAAAAACCAGCATTTGTTACAGGTGATATTGCTACGGACATTGCTTTAATTGATAAACCGTAATAAGTGAATCATGGAAAAGAAGAAACTAGCAAATAAGGGCAAG